TCCCAGTACAGCTTGTCGCCCTGAGCGATCACGTCGGTGGAGATCTTGGGCAACTCGAACACGCCCTGCGTCACCACTTCGACATCGGCGCCCAATGCGGCGTCAAAGACCGCGACGCCCACGATAGACCCCACGACGACGAGCTGCCCGCTCGCGACCGCGGCCGGTGCGGTGACCGTCACGGTCTTGCCCTCCTGCACGTAGTTCTTCATGAATCAAACTCCTTTCGGTGTGATGACAATCTGGCGGGGCCGTTCGGGACCGCCGCCAAACTTCTCGATCTCACGTTCGATAGAGACGAGCGCAGCCTGCATCTCCACGGTGGAGCGGTAGGTGAGGCTGCGCTCGCCGAACTCGACCCGCAACGTTCCGCTGCCGATGGCGGTCAGCAAGGCGTCGCGCATCTCCTCAAGGTGTGTGAGCGTGAGCGCCATCGGCTACACTCCGGGGTTGGCGTAGATGCCGCGGAAGTCCAGCGCGCCCGCCCCGAAATCAAGCCGCGCGCGGATCTGGATGCCGTCCACCTCGAAGCCCGCGCGAGTCTCGACCTGAACGCCCTCCTGTCCGGAGAGGTACGCGTACTCGATGCTGGGCACGAGGTTGGGATCGGCCGCGACATACCAGCGGGTGGCCGACTTCGCATCGAGCCGCGGATCGACCACGAGCGTCAGCCTGCCGGCGAACGGATTGACATTGGAGGCCTGCGCCGGGTAGATCGAGGCGAGGTACTTCTCGGCTGTGGTCTCCAGGGCGGCCGGCGTCACCAGGAACTTCGCCGCGATGTCGAGCGGAGTCCTTCCGTCCAGGCCCTTCTGCGAGCGCAGAGCCAAGCGCGCCGCCGAAAGCGTGGTGTCGGAGATCGCCCCTCCGCTCGCGGCAAGGTTGCCGTGCGCCGCGTCGAACAACTTCTTGGTGTCGGACATCACGGGGCCCAGCCCGTTGTTGGCGGTCAGCAGGTCTACGATGAACTGCGCCTCGAATTGCGCGGCCGAAGCGGCGAACAGCCGGCCGATGTCGGAGAACGCGCCGAGGTTGTCGTTCACCAGCGCCTGGCGGCTGATGCCGAAGATGCGGCCGTAGGTGTCGAGCTTGTAGGATTCGCGTCCCTCGGCGATGGTGCCCGATTTGAACTCGCCCAACTCGTTCACCTTCTCCAATGTGGGGGCCTCGCCGATCTGGAGCGAGTAGCGGTTCCGGAAGTCGGGGATCGTGGTCTGGCGGCAGATCTGCTTGATGGCGGCGGGCGCCGCCGCGAGCAGAGCCCGCAGCACCTTGTTGGCGACATCGCCCAACAGCAGCGGGAAGTCGCTGGTGGAGTGCAGGGCGCGCTCGACAATGGCCGCATCTGAGAGTCCGAGGGTTTCGATCCCGCGGACGCGCAGGACCTCCTCGGCCAACCGCACCATGCTGCGGCCGATGAACGGCCGCGCGGCATCGCCCGGCTTGTGCGATGGATCGAGCCGGGAGAAGACGGCGTCGGCCATCGCCCCACGCAGGAACATGGGGTCGTCGTACCCGGCGGCAACCACGGCCGGCTGCGCGGTACGGATCGGAGGACCGGCGCGGCGCTTCATGGTTTCGATCGCCTCGGCGCGGGCCTGGTCCAGGGTCAGGTTGCGGGCGATCATGTCGGTGGCATCGAGGCCGGCGACCTGAGCAATCGTCCGGATTTCGTTTTCGTTGGTCTGTTCCATCATTTCTCCTCTCACCTTCGCCGCCGGGTCCGCAGGGATGGCGACGAAGGAGATTTCTTTCGGGGTCCAGCGCGTCGCAGTGATCGTGCGCACGCCGGTGACCGCGTCCTTGTCAACGCGCCGCTGGTTGATCACGTAGCCCACGGACACGCTGCGCAGGATGCCCTGGCGCACGTCGTTCATGAGCGCCGTGGCGCGCTCGCTGAAGCGAATGGTGGCGGCGCCGCGTTCGCCGTCGACTTGTGCGGACTCCACCACGCCCAACACCGCGTTCACGTCGGAGCGGTTGTGCGAGTTGAGAACCGGGCCGCCGATCAGTTCGGAGAGATCCACGGCGGCCGATTTCAGTTCGAGCCGTTCCTCGTACACGCCGTCCATGTCCATCCTGCGGACCGGTGCGTTCGAGGCGAACACCACCGATACGGTGCGTTTCTCCGCGTCGAAGGTGGACGGCTCCAATGCCGCGCTGCGAGTAATCAGTTCGTTCATCAGCCTCCTTTTGAAGTGCCGTTTGGATTCGAGAGTCAGTTATCTACGGAATTTCCGTAGATGCGGGCAGGATTGCCCTGCTGCGTGACCCGGCGCGGGTCGGAGTCCAGCACGATTCCGGCGGCGTCCGCGGCGGTGTTGCCCGCTGCGATCTGCGCATCCACCTCGGCCAAGTCGTAGCCGAGAGACGCGACGGCCATTTCGCGCGACATCAGCCCGGCGCGGATCGCCCGCACCATGGCGTCGACTTCGCGTTGCGGGTCGGTGAGTTGCATCGCGGGCGGCGCCCAGGTCACGTTGGCCATGTACTCGTTGATGCCGCCTTCAGGCAGTGGTAGTGCGCCGCGCAATACTTCCAGCTCGACCCACCTGCGGAACACGGGACGGCAGAGCACATGGACGAAATGCCATTGGATCGAGTCGATGTACTTCCGAAACGCGATCAGGCCGACCCGCGCCGAGGAGTAGCTCGTGTCTGAGAGGTCACCACTGAGCACGTTGTACGGCATCCCGAGCCCGCTGGCGATCAGGCGCAGTTGGGTCTTGGCGAAGTCGGCGTAGCCGGCCGTCTCGGGCGGATCGGAGAACTCCAGCGACTCGCCGGGCGCGAGCCGCTGAATGGTGCCGGGCTCGAGGCTGGCGGTCCAGGCGCCGTCGTCGGCCTTGATCGCACCCAGGGGGTTGTCGGCCGAGGTGATGACGAAGCCGGTCAACAATGCCCCGGTCTTCTGCTTCACCAGCGTGGCCCGGTCGAACTGGTCGAGGTCGTTCAACTTCTGCATCACCGGGAGCAGTGCTGAGACGCCGCGGACTTGGCCCGGGACCGACGGCCGGAAAACGTGAATCACCTCGGAGGCCGGCACGCGGATGCTGCGGGGCAACCGTACGAGTTCGCCGGGGTGATGCTCGAAAACGTGATACGCTGCGCGCCTGCCGGCGTGATCGAACTCGATGCCGGCGACCACGTTCTCGCGCATGACGCTGTTGTCGATGAACTCGGCCGGCAACAACTGGAGCCGCAGCGATCCGTCCTCCGCGATCAGCAGCCGGAGGAAGGCCTCGCCGTCCACAAACATCAATCGCGCAGCCAGCGCCTGGAGGCCGTAGAAGCTGAGCAGCTCGTCGGCCTGGTCGGTCCAGGCATTCCAGCCAGCGAGCAAACGACGCTTCAAGGCCGCGTCCGCGAGCTTTGGCAGTAGCGTGATCCCAGCGCCGACCACGTTGTCCACGAAGGCCTGCGCCGCCCGTGCGGCGATTGCGCTGTTCGCCGCCAGGTACCGCGCCCGGTTCCGGATGATCGGATTAGGCGCGGTCCGAGAGTAGTCCGGCACAGGGTCGTTCCAGAGGCCGATGTTGCGGCGCTCGCGGACCGGATCGATGGCCGAGCGCACCGCGTCCTTCCGCCCGGTGGAGCGGTTCTTGAAAAGCCAATTGAGCATCGGAGTTACTTATTGACGAAGATAGTGACCAGCGAGCCGCCGCGGCCGGTCTTTGCCCGCGCCGGCTGCTGCGGCCAGGTCTTAGCACCCTTCAGAACTCGATTCAGCTCGACATCGCGTGAGAGCTGGGCGCTCTCGCGAAGGTCTGCCTTGATCTGCCTCTCGCAGCCGAACCGTTCGGGCCGATACCGGACGCCCTCTGGCTTCACGTACCGGATGCGGCTGTTATTGCCGACACCGACGTAGCCGGTGAGAATGAGCCTGGTCACAACCTCCGAACCGGAGGTTGACAGGCGAACCCGTCCCGAACAGTCCACCACCTCGACTGGCGTTGTCTGTTTGCGCAGGATCTCCTCCAGTTGTTTTCCAGAGAATTGCATGAGTACACTTCTCCCGTTGGTGGGCCCAGCTTTGCCCGCGGGGCTTGGGCTTACGAACGCGATTGAGCCGACTGTTCCTGGAGCAGGCGCTCAACCTCGGTCAAGACGGGGTGTACAACGCCCATGAGGTCGATGACCAACATGACGGTGTCGCCTTTTGGTGGGCGCATTTGCGTCTTCTGTTTTTCGGTGAAATCCTTCTTGCGGATCGTCCAAGGCCGTTGGGTGGTGTAGAACTTCCCGTCCTTGTCCTTGCCGATCGCGATCCAGAAGGATTCGTACTCGGGGAATTCTCCTGTACGCTCGTCCATGAGCCACTTCGCGGTGTCCAATGTCTCGGCTTGAAACATCCGGTCGAAGGCGTCCGCGATTTCGGCGGCAAGAGAGACGGAGAGCCCCCACTCGGTAACACGGCCCATGACCGTAAGCCAGATGATGTTCTTCAAGGAGTAGAACCGCCGCTGCCCGTGGCCAGGGTTCTTCTCCGATGCGGGTGTGATGAGTCCGCGATTGACCCAAGTCTGGATGGTAGCCATGGTCAGGCCCGTCGCCCGCATCACGTCGGCGTTAACGAACTGCGGGGCGTTCAGGCTGATTAGCATCGACTTCGCTCCGTCATATCAAATAGCATATGCTACTTGAAATGACCTGTCAACAGTACAAACCTTCTGAGAAGTGCTAAACAGTTGAAACTAGAATAGCTTTTCCAGAGATGAAATCGGGGATTGACTGCTATTCGCCTGCGGGCCACAGGAGCCCGAAGCCAACGTGACGGCCCCGCCCGACTGCAATCGGTCCTGCAACCGGGCGATCAAACGTCACCCGCAAGTGCAAGCGGGGCGTCTCGGCAAGATAGCCGTCCACCCGGTACTGTCGAGCGATGTGAACGCCCGCCATCGGGCCGCCAGGGACAACCTCCACGGAGATGGGCCGAGCGCCATTGGCGCCAAGCGCTTGCCTCAGAGAACGGATGACCAGTTCCAATCGGCGGTCTCGCAGCCGCTGCTCGAGCCGGGCCAAGTCCTCGCCGCTTTCAGTTGCAACCCGTCGCATCGCACGGAGCCGAGCCCACTCAGCCGATGTAAGTTCTTGCGCCGCCTGGATCACGGGCGTCACACTTACCCAGGTACGCGAACTGCCCGTAACGGCCTTCAACCACTGTCCATCCGGCTCGGTGTCAAGCCTCACACCTGTCCCGTGGCCGTTGTCGCGAAGCTCGCGGTCATGGAGAAGGATGTGCGCCAGTTCGAAGATCGCGCGACGAATAGTATCTCGCCCACACCCAAAACCCACCAGAGCCACACGCCGTATCCTTCCGTCCGGGTACGGGCCTAAGACGCTGGGCACGGGAAGTACCGCCAGATGTGGCTCGCGCACAGCGTTTCCGCGTTCATCGTGACCAAGGAGCATGCGCTGCGCCAGTGCGTCTAGGCGCGCCCGTTCCGGAGGATCGCTCGCGAGCACGTCAACGATCTCGCTGCGCACTTCATCCAATAGGTTGCGAACAGGTCCGACAACCTGGCGCAGAAGCCGTGCGTCCCAAGAGCGGCGCTTTCCACCCGACCATAGTGCCAGCACGCCCACTGGATCGTGGACCTCGATCTCACCATTGGACACGTACCGGACGGATCGGGTGCCACTTGCTGGCAACGGGGGATCATCGGCGGAGCGCCCAAAAGTATCGTCGCAGACATCAAGGCATCCAGGCTCAGGGACTTCCAGCCAAGTCCCCGCACTATCTTGACCGGTCGTTTCGCGCCAGCTTCTCAACTCCGAAGGAGGCGGTGCTTCCAGGGCGTCTAGGAGAGCGAAATCCTCACCTCTGCCGAAGCTCCAGGTATGTCGGGACAGTTCGCGCACTGTGTTCACGAGTTCGGAGGGTGCATCGGGCCACTGATACCAGACGATGGCCGGCGCGTCAAAATCCCAACGCAAAATGGGCTCAGGTTCCAGGTCAATCCCCTTTACAGGATTGAGCTTCCT